CGGGTAGCACGGTGCGGGAATATCTCGACCAAGGCCAATTAGTTGACGATGGCTTGTCTGCTGGTGCGCGTGAAGCGCTTGAAGTCATGGGGGAAAATGCGAAGTCTGGGCGGGCTATCGGCGAGTATATCCAAGGCAAGATTGCAGAGGTCGAAGCCAAAGGCAATCCGATGCAGGATAGCCTGTTTCAGTCGTCACGCGCTCAAAAAGAAGCCGAAGCCGTGCGCAAACAGTACGAAGGCACGCCTGAATGGATGCAAGCGCCAAACGGCAAGCCTACCAAGTTGAGCGAACGGCAGTGGGTGCAAGTCCGTACGCCGTCATTTAAAGAGTGGTTCGGAGATTGGGAAAACAACCCAAAGGCGCGTCCAAAGTTCGTTTTGTAGAGTGATTAGGCCAAGCAACGGATCGGGATCAACTTCAGATGATCCGTACTTGAGCGGATTTACCGCAGTCGGGTCGTTTAGTTCGGTTTGAACAATAAACTCGCCATCCGTTGAAAGAAAATAGCCGTCGATAAACACAACATCATTGCACACGCCTAGATCAGGATCGGTGACGCGCACAAGCGTAAGACCATCGTAATAATACAGAGACCCGCCCGCAGCGACCGCCAAGCGTGTGAACGAGTATGCAAACGAGCATTGACCACCAGCCGCCACCGATCCAATGACCGTTACTATTCCATCAGCCGTCACGGTCAGCAGTTGCGTGCCGATGACGCGATAACACACGCCACGCCAATTGATGCCACCACGGTTAATGCCGGTACGCGCATCGGTGTTTAATGCGGTTATGCCGTCTGCTTTTTTGAGATAGCCCGCAGCAACACCCGTCTGTTTTGGCACGGGAACAAGATTAACCGGATAGGACGTGCGGTAGTTTGCAGCGTTATCGGTGTAGATACCGGATGAGATGGATACTTGCATAATTAGGCATCCGGTAGCGTGTTGTCGATTGGCGCACCATTATAAAACCGATCCACCAACACGCCATAGGTGCGATTGCCTGCGCCCACCGGCATTGTCGCAGGGTAGCGAGAAGCGGGAACGGTCATATGCGCAACCCATAGCGCATTTTTAGCTTGTGCGGCTGATACCATGAGTTGAGGGCTAGGCGTTTTTCCGTAGCTTGGACATAGGCGCACGGCCAACTGCTTTGCCACCCCGTTGATATCCGCCATGCTCAGGCCGCTATCATCGCTCAACAGCGCATCTTCGGGCGACGTGGGCAGCACATACGACACATTAACGCCCTGCGACAACCATTCAGCCATCATTGAGTCAAGTTGATAGATTGCGTCCTGCTGCTCCTCCGGTGACGCATTGAGCGTGTAGCCGGTCAACCCAATCTCAGCAAAAGCACGGTCAACAATATGAAATTTCGTGATCATGTGACACCTCAAAAACAATAAGGGCGACACATGGCCGCCCTTAAAGTATACACCTGATTAGGTCTGACCAAACAACTGCACGCCCGCCATTTCGGGATTCAAAATAGCTGTCCCGAAGTCGATGTCCCAACGAACCTTACAAGACAGATCGTTGATCGAACCTTGGCGGGTGTAGGTAATGCCGATACCCAGACCAGTCTGCGCTTGCATAACCGACCAACCATCGCCATTGGTTACGGTAAATGTGCCGGGGATAAGAATCATGGACTCCTTGCGGAAAAACGGATTCAGCGGCGCAGCTACAGTATTCAGCCACACTAGCGGTGTTGTGGTTGCTGGTGCATTGCTAACGTTCGCGTACTCTTTCGAACCAATCGAACCCTCAGCTGCGTCGATGATAGCCGGATAAATGCGCAGAGTATTGGCCGCGGGCTTATCAATAACGCGGAAGGTTTTAAGCTGTCCGGTTGACTGCTTGGTGATCAAATGCAACTCAAACACACCCGCCATCGTAAACGCATCGCCCACCTTGACGTTGGCATAAGTACCACCGGTCACGACAAGGTCGGTATAGCGATTGTCCTTGTTCTCAGTCAAGCCTGCGCTAGTCACAGTCGCAGCAGGAACAGTGCGTTGGTTTGCACCATTGACTGTTACCGCGCCGCCGGTTGCGGCAGCAAGGCTGATTTCCTGATCGTTCTTGAACACCTCAAAGCCTGCAATGTCGCTGCGAATCATCGCCTTTTCGTATGCGGTACGGCTGCGCTCAGTGGCTTCGGAACGTCCGGCCAAGTTGCCCGCCATCAAGTTCATGGCAGACGGCGCGTAAAAAACCATGCGGCCATCTTGTGGCACACCGATCCGAGTAAAGCGGTTGTCTAGGTCAGCTACGTCGTCATAGCCAGACGCAGCGCCGGTACGCTTAGACACAACCGAACCGTATAGCGCAGCGGTGTTGAAACAGGCCAGATTCACGTCTGATGCAAGTTTCTGCTTTGCAGCACGGCCGAATTGCTCCATCGCGTAGCTGTTACGCAGGTTTTTGGACGACAATGTTTTCGGGATCGACTTGTGGTAACCGACTGATGCCGGTACGTTGAGCTGCGTTAAGCCGTCGAAGTTCGCCGATTGGTCGAAACCGTCATAAGACGCGCCGATCATTGGGGCAGGCATCCAAAACTTGTCTTGTGCGTTAACAGCTTCTTGAGCAGTCAGCGGGTTGTACAAGTCGAAGCCTTTGGAAATGACAAGCATGTCGTCAAAGCCTTCAATGACGTTGTCGAACATGACTTGTTCTTGCTTGGTATACGATGTCGCCATGGTGCGTTACTCCAAATTGGGTTATTTGCGCAAACTACGCTTGTAAGCGATTAGCGCGGTACGGTCACCCGTCTTGGCTGCATCGGCTTCAAGTTTAGCTAGTTTGCGGTCATTGCCGCCGCTCGCGGGCGCATCACTACGCACACGCTCTGTCGGCTTGGGTTTGTCGGGATTGGTTCGGCTCACGGTCACTTTCTCCTTCAACTCTGCAATTTTCATAACAAACTGCACCGGATCGGTGATGCTTGCCAGTTCATCAAGACGAGTTGCGTTTTTCGCAAGCGCCGCTACCAACTTCGGGGTGTTTTTGCCCATCGCTTGTAGCAACAGCCCTTGCTGCGTTGGATTCAGTTCAGCGACTACGATAGCTTCGTGTTCTTTGTAGCCCACGATTTTATCGGCCGCCGCTGCATATTCAACGTGTACGCTTTGCGCCCGTGCGTCAGCTTCTGCCTTCGCCTTATCAGCTTTGCGCTTCGCTTCCGTCCATTCGATCAGCTTTTGATCATACAGCTCCTGATCAAAATCAATATCGGGATCTTCCAGTGTCGGCTTAGCTCCAAGCTGTGGCTCTTGCTGCTGCGGTTTGCGTAGTGCGTCGAGTTCTTTTTGCAGGCGTTTCTTTTCCCGCTCCAAGCTCTTAACCACTGGACGCAACGGATTGCGCTGCTTTTCCTGTTCCTCGCCTTCGGTTGCGTCGTCGCCTGATTCAGCATCGACAAACTCAGCATCTTCTAGGCCATCGTCATCGGTCGGATCATCGGCATTTTGGTCGGGCATCTCGCCTGCACCGGTCTCGATGTCGTCGTTCAGATCGTCGTTGTTCAGGTCATCGTCTTGCATGTGTCACACTCCAAACTCAGCCATTTGGGGCGGCTGGTTGCCCATTTCAGGGATTGCGGCAGGAATTGGACTCTGCTGCATCCCTTGAATCTGTTGTACTTGGCCGTCCTGCGCGGATTGCATCGCGGACAGCATTTGTAAAATCGTTTGCATCGTGGCGTTTTGTTCGGCTTGCTGCTGCATCTGTGTTTCAAACAGCGTAGCGATTGTGTCAGCACGCGACTTGTCGGTATCTGCCAATACTTTATGCATATCGGCTTCAGCTTTACGCGCCAACGCCTGCTCTTTCTCGGCAGCGGCTTGCAGGTACTGCGTGTTAGCGTCAGGCGGTTGTTGCCCCATCATTTCAGCTTCTTTCTGCTGCTCTTTCAGTTCATCGTCGGTCGGTTTCGCCGCGCCCTGAGCAAGTAACCGCTTACGAGTAAACGCCCGTAGGTCATCTAAACCCTCACCATCCATGTTTTGCAGCACGATTGACGTGATAACGCCGGATAACTCCTGATCGGCAACACTTGGCAGCATCGCCACCAAGTTTTTGACGGTCATATCTTTGCGGCTACTGAATGACGGTGCGACATCGACAAACACGTCATACTTGCCCGCCTTGAGATCATTCTCATAGCCGATCTTGCCATCGTCGTCAGCCATCGGGCGGTTAAGCTCAACGGTGTTTTCCATCCCGTCAGGCTCAACGACCTGCATCTCACGCCCGTCTTCGTCGTATAGCTCACAAGCCATAGACATCCAAACGCGGCCACAGTGCGCGACAGCATCAGCGAAGTTATCTGTGTAGATAAACGCCTGCATATCAACTTGTTTTTGAACCATGTCAATCGCTTGCGCCGACACGTTCGCTACAAGTTTTTCACCTTGTGCCTGATTTCCCGTCTGCTGTGCAACATCAGCATCCATCTGCTGAATTAGTGCGGCCATTGCAGGCGGGACAATTGGCGGCTGTGTAAATCCGGCGGGTGCAGCCGCAACCGTTGCACCGGTCATTGGATCAAGTGACGGATTGATGGTCAGATATGGCTTACGGGTGACGGCATGGTCAGCCCAGATATTTTCGTGTCCCGCGATCTGATCGGCCGTAAAGATCGGAACTTGAATACCGGACTCGGCGGCAGACTCAGCAAGCGCCGACACCATCATGTTATAAAGTTGCTGCGGGTCGCGGGCAATGCGCACATGGCCGATAGCCCGTTCGATTCCGTTGATAAAAACCCGCTTACCGTATGCCATGATCAGCGGGATATACTTGCCCGCAATATAGCCGCAATCCTCTAGCACCTCGCCCGCGCCGTCGATCAGATACTTATGAATCTTGCGCGTCTTGATCTTCTTAGACTTTTTGAACACGAACCCGCGATCAATCAGTTCTTGCCGATCTTCACTGTAATACTCATCCTCTTTCGTCAAGTATTCGACAAGCGATTCGTCAGCCTTAAGCGCGTAAGTTTCAACAGTCTGCGGCTTAAGTTCGACTTCGTAGTATTCAGCAATGCGAACAACGTCGTTTGAGATCCACTCATAGATACCGTTGACATTATCGACCTGATCGAATGACGTAGCTAACTTTTCAAACCGATCTTCAAACGCCTCAATCGACAAACTGAAAATCTGAAACGCCCACTGCGCATCAGCTTTGTCTTTGCGAATGCTGGAATTGTCGAAAAATACCGTTTGATCGGCATCGACAATTGGTTCGAATCGGATACGTTGCCGCTCGTCCTC